AGAACCTGTCTCTGAGTACTTGTGGTCGTCGCGCCATGCGTTTTCGCCTGTTTCTGCGCGAAGGTCATGTGAAACATCTGGTTGGATACCACACCAGTAGTATTCGCCTTGACGTGGAACAGCCTTGTTTGCACGCAACTTAGCAACACCTTGACGGATTGCAGCAGCCTTGATGTAGTCAGTTCCGAGGATTGACTTCTGTGTTGTTCCGTTTGTGTATGTACCTGCATAGGTAGTTACAAGAGAACCGTTGACTGTAGCAATTGCGTTTGGTCCACCAACGAGGGTAGCCAATGCAACTGTGTCAAGTGAGTCTGCCATGTTGAAGGCAATGATGTCAGCGATTGCTGGGTCAACATCGGAAAGTGAGAAAAGTTCCAACTTGCGTGTAGCAAGAGAAGCGTTTCCGTATTCCTGAAGTGTAACAGTAATCGGTGTTGTGTTACCGAGTGCAACTGCATCTGGGTCAGTAGACTCAGAGAGTGCTGTTGTTGCTGGTGCTAGGTCTGTGTAAATCTGGAAGACTACAGAAGAACCTGGCATTGCTTGTTGTACTGGACGCTTGTCTGCAACATCGCGAACTAGCGGTACAGCACGGAGAGCGAATTCTACATAACGGTCATACGCGGTTTGTACTAGGTAGTTACCTAGGGAGCCGCTGGATGTATCTGTATATGCGTTGCTCATGTGTCACCTCTTTCTATAAGGTTTGTGCGGATGGGATTATTTGCCGCGAAAACGTGTAGACGGATTGCCAGTTAACGCATTGAGTTCATCTATTGACTTTGCCCCTGCCAATTTTGCGGCCATATCCTGGTCGCGGCTAGGAGTGTTTGCGTTTGCTGTGGCAGCATTGATTCGTTGATACGAAGCAACATTCGCCTGTTGTTCTTCATCGGCTTGAGCAGTTTCTGCAGTCTTAGCAAAGCCAAATACATCGGCATTTTCTGCTAACCATGCATCAATCTGTTCTGGCGTACTGACGTCGCCTGGTATAAATTTGGCTACCTTGTCAGGTACGCCTTTCTGTGCCAATACTTCTTTGACGGAGCGAGAACGAAGGTCGGATTGAATACTAGCCAATTGCTCAGCAAGTTCCTTCTTTTCTTTCTCGGCACGCTTCAATGCCTTGCGAAGATTCGCAGGACCATTAGAATCTTGTGTTTCATCGGTGACATCAAAGTCATCGTCTTCATCATATTGGTTTGCCATGTGGCACTCCCTTTCATTAGTTGTGACGCAGGCCGCAATGCATCCCAGGGGAAGGATGTTTGGCTCCTACTACCAGTCTTTAATACGCGTCATCCATGCTGGTCAGTGGTGACGGATTTTATTTAGGAGAGGCCTGCCTCTGTACCCATTAGGCTGCCTTTAGATACACCAGAGGAGCCACCAAATTGTGATAACTCTTGTGCCTTAAGACGGTCAAGTTCTTGTTGCGCTTGAACAGCGCCAGTTGTTCCAAAGGTTGCTGCTTCAAGTTGAGAGCCAACTTGTCCTGCTGGACCAAATGCGTTGTAACGTGTAGCAAGTGCTTGCGTTCCGCCGATTTGTTGAGCAACTGATTGGAAGCCTTGGTTGGCTTGTGACTGAGTAATACCCAAAGCATTAAGTTGTCCAGCGTAAGCCTCGTTAACATCAACGCCATAACGGGCTGCTTGTGTACCAATTGCAGCAGTACTAATCTGCTTTTCAATAATTGGTGTAGCAATGCTTGGGTCAAGCACGTGGGCAATCATGTCGCCTTGTGTCAATCCATAATAAGTTTGAAGTTGTTGTGTAAGGGCTGGGTCTGTGTTTTCAATGACAGCCTTAGCGGTACTAGCGCGTGAGTTCAACTCACTTGGGCTAATGTCATTGGAAAGCAATTTAGTAAACACATCTTTGTTTGTGGCAAAATTATTGCTTAAGCCATAAGATGTAAGTACTTGAGCATACGCTGCTTCTGTTTGAATGTATTGACCTGGTGACAACACAGGAAGCCCTGCTGCCAAACGAGCAGCATTTGCTGGAAAGCGTTGTTGGAAAGCAACAGCAAGAGGGTTAGTACCCTTTGGGTCTTGAGCCATTAATTGAATGGTGTCCGAGGTATAACCTTGTTGAACCAATTGAGTAACAGCGTTTGCTACATCAGCACCAAGGCCTAAGTCGGTAAATGTTGTTGTTAAAAATTGAATTGCGTTTTGCTGAGTAGCAGCAGTAGTAGCCGCAGTCTGCGCAGCGGTTGTTGCATTTGCTGCCTGAAGGTCTGTTATTTGTTGTTGCAACGCAGCAAGTGTTGGGTCAATAGTTCCAGTTGAACCAGTAACTGCTGGTCCAGTTGCTCCACTAGCGCCAGTTGCAGCAGGTCCTGTGGGGCCAGTATTTTTTGTACCAGCCTGTGTGGTTTGAGTATATGTTCCACCCTTGCCGTCTGCATAAACTGTAGTAACAGTATAAGTGCCATCGCCATTTGGAACAGAATTAGAACTAACAACCGTACCCGCTGCTGGATATTGCGTTTCAGTAACAGTTCCGCCATATTGTTTCACAACTGCATTAAATGCTTCACCGCTTGTAGTACTTGACGCTGCTACGGCAGCAGATGCTGCTTTGTCTGGGGATACGCCCAGATTAATCATGCGCTCTACTTGAATATCTGAAGCCACTATGCCATCACCTGCCAAGAACGAGCAAGGTTTGCACCAACGTTACTCAATGTATCCATTGCATCCTTACTTGTTGCCCAACGTGGGTCTTGCATTGCTGCAGTTTCAAAATTCCACAAAGGCATACCTGATGGTTTGGTTGGGTCCGTACCCTGCAAACCTTTGTTAAGAAGAGCATCGTCAAGGGTGATAGAGGCTGGGTCAACGCCAAACTTTGTAGCCATTGTTTGAATGTATGGTTGTGCTATTTGTTTTATTGTCAACCCTGCATCAATTTGACTACCCCATGCAGCATATTTGCTTTTAGCAAGGTTCTTGATTTGGTCAGTCCAGTATTGTTCTGTTGTTAAACCATCAGCAACGGATGTTGCTGCTTGATTAACCCAATCAGAATTATACTTGACGCCATAATCAGTTACTGCAGTATTAAGGTTTTGACGAGTCGTAGAAGCCAAACCGCCTTGAATACCAGTAATATAAGATTGACCAGTTGTTGGGTCAGTGCCACGAATAAATTGAAGAACTGCTGGAGAACTTGTAGTAAGTCCAGTAGTAAATGCCCTATCGGCAATTGTTAATAAACTTGCATCACTTACTTGTAAACCAAGTTGAGTCACTTCACTACGAAGGGCTGGAAGCCATTCTTGTTGTAGTTTTTGTTGATAAACAGCAGGTTGATTTGCTTTTAATTGAGCGTTAGTAAATGCTGCTGGACCAGTTGATTTATAAAAATTTGTTGCATATAATGCATTAAGCGCACCAGCATAATTGCCAGCAAGATAAAGTGAACGCACTTGAGCAAGTTCAGGATATGCCGCAACCATTGCCTCAGTAATACCTACAAGCATTGGGTCAGCGACTGCTCCAGTTGCTGCTGCTGTGGCACCAGTTGAACCTGTGACACTGCCAGTACTGCCTGTTATAGCGGGGCCTTGCGGTGCAGGTGTTGCTGCTTTAGCAGCATTGATTGCACGCTCTACTTGAACGTCACTAGCCATTTAATAATCCCCCTGCTGCATTTGAACCACCAGTTATTGCTTGATTAATCCAAGATGCAAAACTAAGATTTTGCATACGTCCACGTTCTGCTTGATACTTTGGGTCAGATGCAAATTCAGAAGAGGCAATTTGTTCTGGCGTTAAATCTGGGCTTGATTGAGTCACAGCACCACCAGTACCATAAGTTGTTCTATTGACAGTGCCTGCTTGAGCATTTGCTTTAGCAATGATGTCATTAATGTCATCTTGGTTGGCTAAACGTCCAAGCCATTTAACTGCTGCTGCATGAATAATTGGTGCTTGAGCAACAGGGTCATACATTTCTTTTTGAGTTGTGGTGTATGTTGTAGGCTGATTACCTTGTTGTTCTTGAAGAATTTGCCAAGGAGTTTTAAGTTGCCCAGCAGCGTATGATTGAGCAGAAGCATCAACCAATTGCCCCCATACAGTTTTTGCTTGAGAAATTCGCATACCGCGCGCAGCGGTAAAATCCATAATTTGTTTTTGTTCATCGGGAGTAAGGTTAAGCCACATTGCCTTGGCTTGAGTAGAAAGAACTTTCTTTCCATCAATGTAAGCATAAGATTTAACCGCTTTAGATTTGCTTGTTGGAAGATTAGATAGGTTTAATGTAAACCCTGGAATTCCTCCAGGACCAGATGCCGCTGGTGGTGGTGTATTCATTTCCATTACATTGTCCCCTTTAGGCTGTCATTTACAAAATATCTATCTATAATTTCTTGCAATTGTGGGTTCCACAATCCAGCAGTATCATTTTGCAAGTATGATTGCCATGCTTGCTTAAGAGCAGTAGTGGCTTTAGCATCCTTAACTTCAGGACTTGCTAATGCAGTAACTACTTTATTACGATAAGTAATAAATGTTTTGGCTTGTTGCCAAAAATCACTTGAACCGTTTTTTTGCATAAACTTTGGATTATTAATAATATCTTGCAAACCTTTAGCCATCGTGTATGAATTGTCGCCATTAGCACTCTTTTGGTATTCATCCCACCATTCTGGGCTGTACTTAGACAATTGAGCCAAACGCGCATCCCATTGGGCTTTAACCTCTGGATAGTCTGCAACACGGGCTTTTGGATTATTGGTTGCTTTACGCAATTGGTCCAATAGGTTTTGCTTATCATTGCGGTAAGCAGACCAAACTCTGTTAATTTTGAGGTTAGTTTCGTATTGTTGCGGAGTTAAAGATTCTTTATTAAGAATAGTATTTCCAGGAAGTTTAGTTCCTGGGTTTGAAAGAAATTTTTGAACTTGTGGGTCTGGGTCTCCAGTCACATCTGCGGTAAGCAATCCAACAGCCTTAGGGTCAAGTTGTTCTAGTTGCTTGGCAAGGTCTGTATTATTTTGCCATACACGCGCATAACCTTCTACAGTTGGAGAGATAAATGCTGACCTTGTGCTACCACGATAAAGGTAACGGTCTGCTGGAAAAGCATCTCCAAGCACTTGACGCATTTGAACTTGAGCCTTATTGGCATCACCATTGTATTTTTTCAACAAAAGGGTTGCATAATCTTGAAATAATTGACCTGGTTTGTCTTGTTTGGGGGCAATACCAATTGGTGAACCAAAACGCCATAGCGCACGTTCTCCAAACCAATTCTTGGTATCACGCATAACGCTGTCCATTGTTGGCTTAGGACCAAGGCCCATTTCCCATTTAGTCATTTGATAATCTAATTCCATGCGATGTATTTGTAAAAAGTCTGCACTAGAATCAGAACCCATCAAATATTTTTTAGCGTCACTAAGCCATGAAGGAACAAAATTTGAGCCTACACTAGAGTCAACACCCATTGGAAATAGGCTGTTGTAGTCCATGCCAGGAATATGGCCAATAGTATTATCAACAAGGCTTTTGACAACTTGAGAGTTATCTGGACGAAACTTAGTTAATTCGCCAACAGCCATTGTTGTAAGCCATGATGGACCAGGAAGGTTGGCTAAGAAACCAACTGCTTTTGTACTAAGACGTACGCCTTGACCACCGTATAATCCCATTTCCTTTGTGCCAGGAATAACAATATACGCAGCATCACTTGGATTTGCTACTGGGTTACCATCTTTGTCAACACCAAATGTTGTATACATGGCGTTATAGTTACGAAGCAATCCAGCCATACGTTCTGGATATTTAATACCTAAGCGGCCAAAACGATACAATGAATTTGCCGAAGCAGAGGGGAAGGCTGCTACCGTGCGTGCTGCATAAAGAGCACGATTCTGACGACGAATGTTGTAAAAAATCTTGCCTGCTTCATCAAGTGCTTCACGATATGAAGCCTGACGAAGAGCATTAACAGATTCTGCTGTAAGCGGTACGCCTTGTTGATTAAGAAGATTTAATTTCTTTTCAATAACAGTGCCAAACTTTTTATCTGCCCAAATCCAACGATATGGATTTTCCGCAGATGCAAGATATTTCCATGCATGGTTCATTGAATCTGTAACGCTTTGGCCAAGTGCTTGCATTTTACCAAGTGTTGCCGCAGAACCATAATCAATATCTAATGGGTGAATTGGTGACAAAACTGTTGTTTTATCGCCAAGTAATTTTTGCAAACCTGCTGATGTTACGTCACCCTTAGTTGCATAAAGACGAGCAGCATCATCTGGAAGATAGCGTTTAACAAAGTTAATGCGGTCAGCAACAATTGAAGTCATATCTGATTCTGCTGTAAGACCGAATTGACGAAGGTAAGAAACGCCTTCACGCGTACGCGCCCAATTGTAAATTTCTTGATTGCTTTGGCCTGAAAGAACTTTATCAACAAGCGGGTCTCCACGCATTTGACGGTTAACCACATAAGCAAGTTCTTCAAAATAAATAGGGTTGTTAACATCTACAACACCAGTTGGACCTTTACGAGCAAGAAGTCCTACTTTTGAACCCGTACGTAATTCTCCAAGAAAATTTAGTTCCTGTGTATCTTCATTAGAAAATTCACTGCGAAGGGCTTCGCCAAATTTATTTGGGTCAAAAAGATTTTCGGTTGTTATATCTCTTCCGCCAATGTTAAAAACATGGCCCTCAGTTGAACCGTAAAAACGTTTTTTATTCGCTTCACGCTCAGCAAGATATTCGCCTTGTTCTTTGACGGCAACCCCTGCTTTTGATGCTACGTTATCAAGAACTTTCCAAGCCTTTTCAACAGCAAGGTTGCGTTCTGCAATGTTTGGTGAAAGAGTAGTTATATTACCAACAGCCTTTTGAAGTAATACTTTTGCTGAGTTAATTTCAGAACCATATTTACCAGCAACACTTGGTTGGCTATTAAGAAAATCAAGACGACGAGTTAGTCCGTACACTGAAGGTACACGCTCAACAACACCATAGTTTTTAGCAGCGGTAACGGCTTGAACCTCAATACGGCCTACAAGTCTTTCAGCATCACGAAGATTTGCTTTAATTGTTTCAAGGTGTTCAGCCTTTGCTGCAGGTGAAAGATTGTTGGTATTAAAAGCATCTTCATATTCAGCAGCAACTGTATCTAGGTAATCGGTTGCCTCACCATAACGTTGAAATGTATTGTCAAGGTTTTGGTTAATAGCCTTTAGTTGAGTTGCTCCCAACTTATCACCAATTTTTAACGCACCATTCATAATACGATTTTTATTATTTTTAATAAAATTAGATGCTGTTGAGCCAAGTGTATCTTCAGCAGCCTTTGTTCCAAGTGAAAGAAATGATGCAGTCAAAGGTTCAATCATGCTGTTTTTAGGTATATATGCAGGACGTCCAAGCACGCTCATTGAAAACAATTTATTAAGTGACTCAAATCCACTATGTGCATTTCCTGGTAATTTTTCTGTAATTTTTCCAAATGTTTGAATTTGAGATTTCATGTCACGTTCAATTTTACCCCAAGGCAACATTGGCATTGAGTCAGCCAATTGACGTTGTGTTTGTGGGTCAACAACAATGCGATGAGCAGAACTATCAAAAGCAAAACCATCTTTAGAAAGAGTATTATGCATTTCCATCATTTTATTGCGAGCCTTAATAACAAAAGATTCCATTTCGCTCTTGTCGTAAAAACCAAGAGTGCGACCCAAATCATGTCCAAGTTGTTTGTCAAGTTCATCAATAACTGCAGCCTTTTCAGATGGACCCTGAGCATCCATAAACTTTTGAAGCCATTGATTACGGTATTGAGAAGCAGGAATTTTTGTTGGAATAAGTTGCCCATTAACTTCTTCGTATCCAATATGAATAGGTGTATCACCTTGAGTAAATGTACGAATATCGTCAAACATGGCGTTCATTTCATCTACGCCATCCCAGGCACGGGCACCAGTAAATGTAATGTATCCACGTGGTTTGTATGTTCCAACAAAACGAATTAATTTAGTTATTGGACCTTTAAGATTATTACCAAGAATAGTTTCTGTTGTGCCGCCAATACCACCAAAATCACGTGTGGTTGTAGCAGCCTTAAGTTCATCCATACGGTTGCGCATAGAGCCAATCTGGTCAGCAAAAAACTTTGGGTCAACTGGCTTATAATCATTTCCCAGGCCTTTAAGTTCCCCAGTTGGAGTCATAAAAGCATCATAAATTTCTTTATGTGCTGGACTTTCAGCAATAGCAGAATCAAATGCTGCAAGAGTACGTTGAAGCGCCTCTCCTTCAAATACAGGTAATTTATCTGTTGCCGCTACATTGCCAGCAATAAATGAATTGGTATCGTTAACTGTCCACAAATCATGCGGTGCAGTATTACCAAGAGCCTCAATTGCAGGCATGTAATTTTTATCAGCAAGGATAAGATTTTTAACAACAGTAGGATTATCTGCTTTTTGAATAAGGCTAGGAAGTAATTCGTTGTTAGAATATTGACGAACTTTATTTACAATAAGATTCATGTCTTTGGTATCAGCCAGTTGCTGAACATCTGCACCAAATACTGTTGGCTTACCCATAAGTTGTTTTGTTTGCACAAATGAAATATGAGAATCGGCCATTGCATCCATGCGAGCAAGGTCAGCAGCGCTAGTAATAGATGTTGTAAGGTTAGTTGCTTTTAACGCTCCACCAATAGCGCTTTTAGTAACTCCACCAACAGCACCCAACGCAACGTTGCTTAAAACAAAATCTCCAGTACCTGTAAACCACTTACCAACAGGATTATCAACAAAATTATTTTGGATATTTTTGTCATCCCAAAGGTTTACCTTTTGAAGATTAACATTGCCCTCTTTAAGAAGAGGGTCTGCAAGCATGCCAAATGGGCTGTCTTGAAAAATGCTGCTTTTTGTTAAAGCCTGAAAAGGTGATACTTTGGCTGAACGGTCATAAGCCTTTTTAACATCAGAGAGTTGAAAACCATCTTGATATAAAGGACTGTTTGGGTCTGTTAATAAACCAATTGTAGAAATTGGACGATTTACAAATTCAGAAACTGCTTTACCTACTGGTTTAGAAGCAGCCAGCAAAAGGTCAGAAGAAGCCTGAGGCGCAGTCTTTACGCCAGCATTAGCAATTGCTTGTTGGGCTGCACCCTGTAAAGCCTGTACAGTTTGAGGTGCTTCTGTGCCAGCAACTTGCTGTGAAGCAATTTGAGTACCAGCAGTGGTTGCACTGCCTACAAGGCTTGAGCCCCAACCTTTAATATCATTGAGAATACTATCCCAGAGCGACATTACTTAGAACCGCCCTTCTTCATGATATTGGAAAATAAATTACCTTCACCACCTGATGGGTCCTTGTCGGTAAGAGCACGAATAAATGCGTCTCTATCATCAGTTGATTGCCAAGGAACCATAGCAAGAGGAATTACTACACCAGCGTTTTCATAACCAAGGCTGTTAGCAAACTTGTCAATGTTGTCAAAGACTGTTCCTTCAGTCCATTGAGTCATTGAGCACTCTTACTTAAGTAGTTAACAAACTTACGGTATGAATCTGGCACACCAGGAAGGTTTGTTGCTGCTTGTAAATCTGGCAAGTAACGCGCTACCAAGTCATTAACTTCTTGTTGGCGTTGGTCTTGGGATTGAGGAAGGATTAAAGAATCTGACTTCATCAATGGGTGTGCATCTGAACCGTGAGTGACATCTTGTCCAGGTAATTGTGAAGGTGCATCAAGTGGAATTGCTTGAGGGCCTTGTTGGCCTTGACCCTGAGCAGCAGCGGCTGCTATTGCAGACGGTGCCATACCTTTAACATCAGGAGTCTTGTTCATTGCTGCTTGACCTTGTAAATCGTAAAAATCTCCAGCGCCAGGCTCACCTGCAGCGTAACGCATTGCTTGCTTTGAAGCAACTGCCTTACCTACTGGGCCATCGGTACGAGAACTATTAGCGCCAGAAAGAGATGGGGTTGTCGCTGGCTTTGCGGGTGTACCCATAGTTATTCTCCTTCTTGCAATGTTTCAATTGTACGCGCTGCGTACTCATGGAATGTTTCTTTTTCTTCTACAAAATTTGCGTGTGTCTGTAGCATTTGACTTGCTACTGCTAAACCGCCAGCAATATCAGTTAAAATATCTGCAGCGGTTTCAACGATAAGGGCAAGAACGTCATACTTGGTTACCCTCGTAGCAATCTTGCCCTCGTCGTTAATATTCAATTTTTACTTCATTGGCTTTCCAGCAGTGGTTCCTGAACCACGTGTGCCTGAAGGTTGCTTTGTGTAAAGAACTGAAGATGCGCCAGGCTTTGATGAACCAGCCTTTGGTTGAATCTTTGTCTTCTGTGTTGTTGCATCAGAGGAACCGTGTCCACCTTGATTCTTTGGTGAAGGAACCTTTGTAGTCAATGATGACTTCATTGTTGCCATTTGTTATTCTCCTATAGGATTAGTTTGACAGCCAAAACGCGTTTTAGATTGGCTGCCTTCTGACAGTACCCGCAGACATCTGCGCGTTGCCAGAAGATGAAAGGCCTGCAAGTAATGTTTGCAGTGCTGGACGACCACCAGGGGCCATACCTTGTTGACCAGGAGCAACTCCTTGCATACGTCCTGAAGCACTCAATCCTTCAGGTAGTTGTCCTTGCTCACTAGGAGCCCCACCAGGAGCCTGTCCTGGGGCACCTTGTGCCTCGCCAGCGGCTGCGACTTGTGGGGATTCTGGTTGTGGTTGAGGAGCAAATGCTAGAGCAATCACTTCTTCAACTTCTTTACCTTCTTGACGTCCAGAAATAATGGATGCCATAGCGGTAAGTATTTGAGATGGGTCCTGACCTTGTGAGATAAGAGCAGGCAAAGATTGTGCGTAACCAGATACTGCTTGGATGAGAGCATCGCGAAGTTCTTCAACTTCAACTTTCTCTTCTTCCATTGAGACGTTCATTTCCCAAGGCATTTGACGACGTAGGAAGTCACGAGAGATTAACTTGTCACCACGTGCTTGTAGTCCAAAGACAAGAGCACGGTTTGGGTCAAGCCCAGCCATTAGGCCGTAAGTCACATCACACCAATAGTCACCAGCAATATCTTTCTCTGGAACATAATTGATTTCATAAGGAGCGCCAGCGTTTACGCCACGTACTTCCTTCTCAACTTTACCAAATAACTTTTCATCTGTCATAAAACACAAACGCATAACATGACGGAAGGCTTCAGCAAATACAGCCTGTGCTGTTTTGACTTGTGTATCAAATCCACCCATAAGGGCTTCAACACCACGTCCAGTTACAATAGAACCAGATTGAACGCCAAGGCGTCCTTGTGGGTAACGTGAGCCTACACGTAGTTCTTGGTCAAGGTTTTGACCTTCTTGGAACATTGAGGCTGGAACATCAAGAGAGACACGACGAATCTTTTCTGGATTAGCAGAACGGATTGTTGCGTCTGGTCCAATTTCAAGTACGTTAACATCAGAAGGCAAAGCAAATGGTGCTTGTACTGACTTCTGTGCTGCTTCTAGTTGAAGGGTAGCAAAGCGTGAGCGTGCAACTTGTACCCACATAATGTCATCAAACTGACCACGTTGGTGTTCATCTGAATCCACACCAGGGCGTACGGCAATAACTACTGGAATCTCACCAAGGAAATTCTTAGCACGGTCAAGAACAAGGTTTTTGCGCTCTGGGATAAAAAGAATTGTTTCGTCTTTGTCTACATAGCGAAATACTTCAAGTAGACGCTCTGAGCCACGTTGCTCATAAGGGCCACGAATGACTGGCTCATGCTCAGGGAATTCATTGCAAAGTTCGCGTACTGTCTTTTGGTAGCGGCGTGTGTATGAGCGCAACTTGTTGAAGCGGTCAAACTCTGGGTAAGCACCAATTGGGTTATCAATACGAATCATTGGGCGCTTGTTTTCAAAGTCTGGCTCAATGACAAATGCCAACATACCAAAGGTTACATAGCGGTCAGCGCCTGTATACATCTGTGTCTGAAGGTTACAAGAGTCACGATAGCCAGCGGCAATCATTGTGCGCTTATCGGCACGCTTGCGTGCACGGTCTGAGATAGCGTCTGTTGTATCGCAATTGAAAGCAGGTAGTGGAGCAATAACTTCTGCTACGTCACGAGCAGCGACGTCAATGAAGTTAGCAACCATTGGCTTAGGAAAATCTGATGAAAATAGTTCTGGGAATACTTGTTGGATGTTACCTTGACGGATTGACAATAGGTCAGCCCAGCGAGCATCGCGAAGATGGTAGTGGTCACGCAGTTTGCGTACCCTTACACCTAACTCATCTATATCCAGCGCCATACCAAGTTCCTCCGTTGTTTGCCATCTCCTCTTGGAGTTTGGCGTATTCCTCTAGGTTGACAACTTTGCGTCTAGCAATTTGTCCCTTTGTTGCGAATGGGTTCTTTACGAAAGAACCACCGTATGCGCCCATCTGATTGATGTAGTCACGCATTTGGGTCTCTGCAAACCAGAGAGCCATCGGTCCGTCTTGTTTTGATTTCGTGCCTGCGGACCAGGTAATCAACTGCTCAATAAGAGCCTTGATGTGTTCGTTATCGGAACGAGGCAACTCCAAGAGATTTGAACCTTTTATGTGTTTGCCTTGGTTGTCCGTCGTTCCGAATAGTGGTGCCATAGATGCTACGCCAAACTCGGCGTCCATCTTGTTTGCGCCCGTGTAGTGTTGAACTAGACGGATGCCTCGTGTTGCTAAAAACTTATTAATCTGTTCGTCTTGAGTCAAGAACAACTGAAAGGCGTTCTTCTCAATCACCCATACTTTTGGCTTGTACTTCTCGGTCCAACTGAAGATGAGTTCACGAATTTGCTGAGGGGTAGGTGCTGGCATACGTGATGCTTCTAGCAGGTACCGCTTTTGGGTTGTCTTATCTCCAGCCATTACAACTGAGAAAGTATCACCAGACATGGCTGGGTCCATAGAGGCTACGATGTACTGGTCATTCAATTGAGCAGGTTGACCTGGGGCACCTACGATAAGAGGACCGATAGGTCTCATTCCAGATACAGAGCCACGTACACACTCAGGTGCAAAGATTGCTGAGGACTCAACATCTTGCTGTTGGTAAACCATTGCCCAGGTCTTTGGGTCTAAGACACCGCGACGCTTCTTAAGATTAATTCCATCCCAGCGAGGATAGAGGCCGTTCTCATCTGCTTCGGTCTCATCAGCAGACCAGGGTCTATCTGACTTAGGCCATAACGTTACCCAGTCTTTGGCATTATCTGCAAACTCAAGAACTGCTGGCATAGCCAGGTATGTCCAAGGCGAGGTACCATCTGGGTAACGGTCTGGGTTACGCATCTCGCGATACATGTCTACAGGGTCTACGCGAGTGCCAACTACTAGAATCTTTCCTGTTGGTCCCACACGAGTAATGACTTCCTGTTGAATCCAACGGATTTGCTTTTCGTATTCGTTAGCGTTAGCCAAAGTAACACAGTCGTCCAAAATAATATAATCGGCACGTGCACCGTAAATCTGACCGCCAATACCCAAAGCCTGGAGGGTAGGGTCTTTTTCACCTGAGTCTCGTTCAATGTAGATTGCGTCTTGGGTCCACTTTTCAGCAGTTGCTTTGTAGCCCTCAACAGGAGCATAGCGTCTTTGAAGTTCTGCCCACTGCGGGGAGGTAAGTCTTTGCTTGACAGCATAGAGGAATTCCTTTGCCATCTGTTGTGTCTTAGATACCAACTTGATACGGACGTTGGGATTGGTCGCAATCAGGTAGGTCACAAAATCAATGGAGACGGTCATGGACTTGGCATGCTCGGGAGGCATGTTACATAAGACATAATTTTTGAAGCCAGGCTCGTAAATCATGTTGCCGTGTAGCCAGGCAGGCTCCCCTTCTTCAAGGAGGGAGATGATGTTACGTTGGTGCGGGAAGGTCTGGCTGTTTAGATACTTGAGCCTAAACTCCTCAAAGGAGATATTTTTGTCTTCGTCAGAAACTTTACCTGCTCGCTTTTTGATGACGCGAGCGAGGTCAATGGCTTCTTTGAACTGTGGGTCACTAGCGCGATAATATTCGTAGGACTTAACTGACTTCCCTACAGCGCGGCATGCATCTTCAACCGTGATGCCGTCCTCAATAAGCGCGACAAGGCGCTTCTTCGCATCAGGTGCCGAGAGCGTGGCACCTGGCGCGAGTTTATAACTATTGCTTTTGTCGTTAATAATTTTTGTAACCCCCTAATATAAAGACGCCCATCTGCACCCTAGGGCGTCTTTTATGGGTATTCACTACGGCGGCCCCTAAGGCCGCCTTCGTTCATTTCAATTGTGGAGCAAGGCCTTAAAGCCTTGCGAACACAGCCGTTCGTCTCAACAGCAACCTCGCTGTGAGGCTCGGTGTGCTTAGAGCCGAACGGGTAGAGGTAATTTATTTTAACCCCTATATATATTAAGGTGGTGGATTTAGTGTTTATCCCGCCCTAAGGTGTGTGATGTTAGTCACACGTTGTAAAGCCAGTATTTTATACTGGTTAGGGGCCACCGTTTAGAAAAAATATTTGGGTTGATAGTAACGGTAGGTAGGCGCGCGAGTTAAAAACCCTCGGGTTGCCCTATGCCCGTTTCGTCTCTTTTGTGTCTTAAGTCCTAATTGCCCCGCCATAGGATTATTCGCCCGAGCCCCGTTTCCATTGTGACTTAAGTCAGACGTGCCGAGCCCTATTAAGGTTGTATCGGGGCGGAACTCGTATCATCTCGGGGGGAATGGGCAAGTTATCGGGGCGCGGTGGTGTAACTCTCAATCCGCCCCTAATCTCAAGCGCCCCCGAGCCATGTCCGAATTGCCCGAGTTGTTCCCTCGAACTCGATTAGACATTTTACCCCTATTATGTCCAAGATGAACAGTAGGTGAACAGATTAAAATTGGCTTGTGTTTCTGACTTAAACACGATTTAATTCTCTCATGCGTAAGATTTACGCATAAGAAAGGACAACATGAAGACCAGCACAATTGAGAAAGTGGAGACACTCTCAACAATCACGATTGCACTCGAACAAGCACACGAGATTATCAAAACAGAAACAGGGGCGCCCCGCGCAACCATTCTGGTGACCCGTAATCTTAAGAACGCTCGCGCCCACTTCACAACTTGGGAGGCATGGCATGCCGAGGGCGAGGGCTTCCATGAAATCGCTTTGAATGGTGAAATCTTCGAAGAGGGTGCCGAGAGTGTTCTCGGTTCTCTTCTCCATGAAGTGGCTCACTCAATCAACAATAAAAAAGGAATTCAAGATTGTTCAAGTAACCAATACCACAATCAACATTTCAAGCGCGAGGCAGAAGCCCTCGGATTGAATGTAACCGAGGTAAAGGGCAAGGGACACGCAAGAACCGCACTAGCCCCCGAGGCAATTCTTCGCTGGTCAATCCCGCTGGCGATAATCCGCGAGGCATTGAGACTAGGCGCTTTTCAAATGGAGGCTAAGCCTAAGGGCAGAAACACTAATCTCATCAAAGCGGTCTGCCCTTGCGAGAACTCAATCCGCGCAAGTCGCTCGGTCATTGACTCTGGTGTCCGTTGCGACTCATGCGAGGAGAACTTCATAGGATAGTTGCTTGACTATCGGGCAGGGTAGCGGTACCCTGCTCGGTAGCCTAGAAACTAATCTAGGACTACGAAAGGACACGTAAGAAATGGCACTAAAATACGAAATTGAAATCGTACACGAGGGACATAGTGAGTCACTCAATTACAGTTTCTACTCTGGTGAAGAGATGACACCCGATGAAATCTTTAATGCTTTCATTGCCGAACTTTCAATTATCCCTAACGCGGAAGAGGTAGACGCGGTTCAATGCGAAACATGCGCTGATTGGACCGAGGACTATCAACAACGCGAGGACAACGGGCTCAACCTATGCCCAGCATGTTACAACTTAGCAGAGGAGGCATAACATGGGAGCACGGATAAACTTCTGTTTTAAGACAGACGAAAGCGACATGTACATTTACTTGTACTCACATTGGGGCGAGACAACATGGAGGCAAGACCTAGCCCACGCGCTGGATAGGGCAAAGCCTCGCTGGTCAGATGATAACTACTGCCTAAGAATTATCGTTGACCAATTGAGCAAGTCGGGGCGGGATGAAGAGACAGGATACGGGCTCGGCTTAGTGCAAGAGTCAGACATTCTGCTCATGGATTACCCCGTAATAGTTGATGTCTTAAGTCAGACAATAAATAATGAGGGAACGCTTCACTCATGGGAGGATTTCATTCAGTACCAAAGAGGGTACAAGGCAGGGCTGACAGTATGAAGTGCCTAGATTGTGAGAGCGTAATCACCGCCACTTTCACCCCTTACGGGGTGGGAGTAATGGCAAAGTATGATTGCCCTCAATGCGGTGTGTCTTATGACACAAACATAGACGCAACCGAGCAAGAATTAGCCGAACTATTAACGGGAGGATTTCACGCATGAAACTTACACAAAGGGGCAAGGTAGTCCTGCTCATCACCGCCCTCTTAGGGCTGGTGCTTATGTTCTACGCAGTTGACCATCTTAATTGGATGGGAGACCATTGGTGTCTTAAGTCATTACTGGAGTGTGACTTTCCGACACAACCATAGGTGCTTGACGAAGGGAGAGGGTAGGTATACCCTCTCTCTTAGCCTCTCACCGAGGACAAACAAACGAAAGGACAGAACATGGCAATTGAATGGCAAAGCAAGTTAACCAGCAAGATGATTAAACACTTAACGGATAATGAGGCTTCCCTGCTCATTAACCAATTAAATGACGCAGTAATGGAAATCTGCCAGAGTTTTGAGGTGCCAGCATGAACACGAGCGACACACTTACAATCACAAAGACCATTACAGTTGGTCAATTGTGGGAGGCAGTATGGGGAGCAGACGGGGCTGGCATGGTCTATTGGTGCCCTAAAATCCGCAAGCCAAACGGCGAAGACATTGACCTATGGAAAGAGCAAGACGGCGAACTCGTAGCCAATCCGCAAGACGTGAAGATTTATGACGCGGAAAAAGGCAAAACTCATGTCGTAACAATTGAAGACATGCGCCGAGGATACGAGCAAGCACTCGCCGTTGGGCAGACACATTGTGGAAGTCACATGCTAGACCCTGAGGATTATGACTCATGTTTTGGAGACATGATTATTCAATACGCAATCTTTGGCAAACTAATCTACGGATAGCCCGTAGATTATTACTTAAGACAGAAAGGCAAACATGAGTTACGGAAAATGCTGGGTATGTGCCCGTGTTATGACAGGCGACAGCCAGACAGAAGAAGGCAAGGTAACGTGTGACGGATGTGGCTGGGTATCTAGTAAAGACGGGAGTTATTAACATGAGTGAAACAACTTACTACGAATACAAAGTGCAATTTGTGGGAAACTATTGGGATTTTAACGCCCGAGTACAACTAGCACTAGACGAGGACACTGGCAATACCAGCGATTGGGCAAAGACCGAGGCTATTAACGAGGCATTGAACATTGACTGGATAGAAGAACTATGCGCCATGTCTCATGAAACTAACGTAACATTACTGCTAGACGGAGAGGAAGTAGAACTATGAAAAATCAAGGGCGCATTGACTACTGGAGGGCGAAGGCAAAGGTGTGCCAAGTGGCATTGGAAAACGAACTTGCCAAGCCAACAGAGGAACAGAACCAACTAGCAATTGACGCGAATGTCAATCGCATTATCAACGCGTATAACAGCGCTTCACTACTAGCACTTATGGGGGAAGAATGAACACAATAGAAACAGTTTCAATGCGTATTCAATGGCACGGCGACAACCGCGAAGAGGTTAAGACTTTCGCCCTTATCCCTGACGAGTGGCGGGGCAAAGACTTATCTAATCACCCGCAAGACGAGGAAGTGTTCTATTGGCTAGAACCTGCCGAGTGGATAGCACTAGGGGCAGGAGAAATCTTCGCCGATTTTGATGTTACAGGTTGCGCTTGTGATGAGTGCGAAGCAGAACTCACAGACGAAACAGACACTAGCGGAATTGTGGAAACTTTCCTAAGTGTATTTGGTAAGGAGACAGTATGACACAGACACTAGGCGAGAAATTAGCCGAAAGAGTAGCCGACTTAGTGCATGAGGTGGTACAGATAGCCTACCAAGCAGGCTACGACCAAGCCACTCATGACTTAAGCAATGATAAAGATTTAGGTGGTGGGCGCATGCTTCACCTCAAACTAGTATCTGAATTGGAGGTGGATGATAATGAGTAACTGGAAACTATTCTTTTTTGTTGTTGGTATTTGTAGCGTAACTGTCTTTATGGCGTTAACGCTCACCGCAATCTTAGAGATAAAGGATAACAAAGATGCTTAGCCCTGATGACCTGCCATTGTGCGCCGAGGTTGACCCTGAAATCTTTTTTCCTGAACCTAGCCACAACGAGACCGACCATAAGCAGATGTTTAAGAACTCGGTCCTTGCATTAAGTCTCTGCGCACGTTGTGACTTACAACACAAATGCTTAGAGTTTGCACTCTCTAATTTTGATACAGTTAATTGGGGTATCTACGGCAACACGTTGCCAAACGAGAGGTTACAATTGACAGGCATGACTAGGATAAACAACAATCACAACAGCACGCTGGAAACTATACGAAGACTAGCAACGGAGCAAGGTGTACCCGTTCCCACTCTAGGAGGTAAGCCATTAAACGTTTTAGGAAAGACAGCCTAGCAATTTTGTCGGTAGGAATAGTAGTCTCAAGCCTATTTACAGCCCTTAGCACGCCTCTGAAGCCTGCTGATGGGTTGCCTGCGACCTCTTATGTCTCACTTGTAGAGGACTTAAAGGCATACGCCAAAGCACGATACAAGGCTGACGAGATACAGACTTCATGTCTTAATACATTATGGACAATGGAGTCGCATTGGAACTATCGTGCACGTGGGGGCAAGACCTCGCTGGGCAACGCTTATGGTATTGCGCAAGCACTACCTGCTAGTAAGATGAAGGTGTCAGGTGTAGACTACATGACTAACCCATACACGCAGATTGAATGGGGATTGAAGTATCTGAGGGAACGCTACAAAGGGCGCGCCTGCTGGGCGCTTAAACACGAACTCAACAAAGGGTGGTATTGAAATGACATACACAACACATACAGTTCCTGCTGTGTGGGATTGCAACACATGCGAGAAAGAGAACGAGGAAGATGTAGCAGTGGGCGGGGACTATGCCCACGTTAAGTGTCGCTTCTGTGGAAGCGAGACAGAGGTGATGGTTGGATAAGCCACTTGTCTTCGTAGCCATACTTGCCAAGCAGAAAGAGAAGATGTTACCTGCATGGCTTAAGTCATTAGAACAATGGGATTACCCAAAGGACAGAATGATTTTGTATGTACGCAGTAACAACAACACGGATTACACGCAAGCCATACTTAAAGATTGGGTACATAAGAACCGCAAGTGGTATCGGCTAGTGGTTGAGGATTATCAAGACATTGACGCGCCAGTGCATGAGTACGATGTACATGAGTGGAACCCGACACGCTTCAAGGCACTCGGTGCCATACGCGAGCGCAGTGTAGAGGGAGCATGGCATGCTGAGGCAGACTTCTATTGGGTTGTAGATGTGGATAACTTTGTTAAGCCTCATGTCTTAAGCAAGATGGTTAGTCACAACCTACCTGTGGTTGCACCCATGCTACGCATGGCTGACCCCGAGCAACCTGCCTACTCAAACTTCCATTTACTAGCAAACGTTCGCGGTTATTTCCTTGACGACATGCGCTATTACCAAGTGTTAAAGCAAGAGATTAGAGGGCTGATTATCTGTGATGTGGTGCACTGCACCTATCTCATACGCAAGGATGTCTATGAAGACATTATCTATGTAGATGGCACAGATGATTACGAGTATGTAATCTTTAGTCGTAACTTAAGACAGAAAAACATACCGCAGTATCTAGACAACACCGAGGTGTATGGTTGGCTCTCTACTAGAGAGAACCTTGACGCTATCTTGGAGCAGATGAATGGAAATTAGTTACGAAGAACTAGAAGTCATGCTTAAAGATAGGTATAAGTTTGGGCTTGCTGAAAACATAGACATACATAGACCTAAGATACGTGAGCATGCTGCTCAGGAGATTGAGTCTAAAGTTAAAGACCCTACTTACGAAGGCAAGAGTGGTGATTTTTGGATAGGCATGCGTACTGCTGCCAAGATTATTAGGGAAATGAATGGCGCTTAAACCTACCGAGTTAAAGAAACTTGTTGCCTTGTTAGATGACGAGGCACCAAGCGCGGAGTGGTTAGCCAAAGCCGTATGGGAATTGGTTGAAGAGTTGATGGCACAACGCCATCAGTATGTAGTCTTTGCTGTACACCCAAGTCTTAACTTAATACAGGCTGTTGGTCCATACAGTACAGTTGAGAAAGCAAAGAAGGATTACGCCAAGCGTATCCATGCTTACGACAACCAATCCTTTGCCCGACTTGCATTACTACGCCATCCTGATAGTATTACGAAAGATTGACGCGAGGGTTATGTCCTTTCGCTCGTGTCAATAGCCTGCTCGCAGAACCCCAATCTGCTTGTAGCGGCAGAATAAAACCCTCGGATTCGTGACCCGAGGGTTTTGTCTTTTGCGTCTTCTCCTTACGCAAAGGGATGGTGTAGGCGCCACTTAAGGCCTAGCATATATCGCTTTCCCCCTACACCAAATCTATCTCTTAGGATTATCAGTTGAATAAAATCCGCCAGCATTAAACTTAACAGGTGGTACAGAATACACCCTATTCATTTGTGTATTACAACATAAAGGGTCAGAGGCTTCAGCATGTATGCTTCGCTCAACCTCATACTGTATGCCACAAGTGCCACACTTATACTCATAGGTAGGCATTACTTATCCCAAATCTCAAAGCCAATGTACCAACGAAAAGCGTTCATCATAAACGCCCTGTCGTGCGGGTCATAGTCAATACCAAAACCCCAGTAACTTGTTACGCCATGAAAGAATACAATCTTCATTTGTCCCACCTAATTACAATTTCATAGCCCAATTCGTAGGCAAACTCTTGCGCTTCTAGAAATGTAACTTTCTCAAACATAGCCCATGCCAAGTCTTCAAGAGTTAATTCCTTTGGTCTTACCCAGGGTTTACGCTTCATTCTTCACCTTTCTCAAACGGATTAGTACCACCCAACTTCTCAGTCAGGCGCCTGATAGCGCCATCCACCTTGCGGTGTGCGGTTGTATCAGATACACCCAGCGCTTCAGCCAACTCCTTGTAGTTAATCTGCTCATAGAACTTAAGACGCAAAACTTTTCTATCATCTTCTGATAAGTGCAACATGGCACGACGAATGTCAAAGAGTTGTATCACATAGTTGCCACCCTCAGCAGGGTTACCACCACCTGATACACGTGGCTTTGTACTATCCCGTGTCTCTAATACTTCTTCCCATACAAACGGAAGCAACTCAGCCAGTGTGATAGGTGAGTAGAACTGCTCATCTCTAATCTCATAGCCCAGCCGTTGTGCCTTAAGACGTCTACAATATTTGTCAGCGTGGCGAGTCAGAGTCTTACCCAATTTACGCACGCCCATCTTGTAGTCCTCAGTATCAAGGGAATGGTCAAGCCATTCCTGTACCTTGTCTTGCCTGCGTAATATCCACACAGTTAACTCTTGTGTGACATCTTGTACGTCAAAGTATGTGTGATACTTGCGATGCACCTTGCGAGCAACAGTTGCTGCAATTTCATGAGACTCATCAAACCATGTCATGATGCACTCTTGTCACCAGTAAGTATACGGATAGCCCAGTCTAAGCCATGATTAAAACCATCAAGCCATTCCCTATCTTTGTTATCAGGCAGGGATGTCTTGGCACCTTCAATCTTGGCTATGAACTTTGCTAGTTCTTCGGCCATGTGCCCCTCTGTACCATCAACGCAATGACTGCGTAGTTTGCCATGTCTTTGAAACTATCCTCTACACTCTCGTGCTTAGGTAGTGTGCCACTCTTGAATAAATTCTTAAGGCGTTCAAACTTATCGCCAATGCGTACAAGAAGACCGTTGATAGGCCCACCAAAAGCGTTATTAACATTACCTGGACCATAGTCCGACTGCTTCGTAATGAGGAGGTTACCAATTTCATCCATCACTTCCCAGACTGCGGATGCAAAGGCGGGATTTGAATTGTGATTTGATTTGGGTTTTGAATCTTCACTATGTTGAATCCCAAATCGGTCAACAACTTTAACGCTATTTCCATATCCTCGCTCACTCATTTTTCCTCCTCTGGGCTGTATACCCCTGCGTAGTAGTATGACTTGTCATCATAATTTAAGACATAAAGATGCACAATTGTAGCACCACTAGTCTTTTCTTGTAGTTCAATCTCATCAAGTGCCCATAACATTTCTGGTACAGGTGAACCATCCTTTGGTCCATACATAAACGTTGGATACTTAGGCGCCACGTTGTACTGCAATCAACTCATGAAGAGTGATGAGAAAACCTTTACTTGGGTTTGGCTCTTTCTTATTTTCAATTGCTCTGCCATGTTTTTCAACCGTCTTGCGAAGAATATCTATTGTAACAATAACAACAAGAGTTTCAAGTACAAATGCCCAATGGTCAGCCTTGGTCTTGTTTAAGCCAGAAGGTATCCACTTATGTGTAGAACGTGAATAAAACTCAGTTTCTATATAAATGTTGCCTGTCTCAATCCAACGCCTGTCGCGCTTGACTTCAACTGTTAAACCACCAGTCAGGATGTCTCGGACTAACTGCTCACCCTCATGCCCGTAAGCAAAGTCTAAGTCAAAGTCTGATAAGTCTCTAGTCATTTAGATTCCTGTACTAAAGATACAGTTATCTTACCGCCAGTGTATGCGTCATATTTACTAGCAATTTGAATTGCCTTTGTAATAATCTTGCGTGCCTTAACTGAGTCATCAATCAATGCACCATTAGATAGGGCAGCCATTGCACCAAGAGCAAACTTCTCACCACTGCCAGCCACATACATGTTGTCGGCTGAACGCTCCCACGAGTAGTCCTCGTTGATACGATAGAGGTTACCTTTGGCTACCACCAAGATAATGTTGTCTTGTTCAACAGCACCCTCTTTCGCAAACTCATAGCCACCATCAGCAAACGCCTTGCGAATGGAAGGTATGAGTTGGCGAGTAATGTATTTGTCTATGTCCTTGCCGTTGATTTGTGGCGGGATAAAGTCATGCTCAAGAATGTTAATGCCACGCACTGACCCAGCCATAGCAAAGACAATGTTATTGTTCTTAAATATCTTGCCGTTGGGAATCATGATGGCAAAGCCATCCTCATCAGAAGACTGCGAGTCTGCCCCAATCATTACCCAATCAGGACCTTGGATGGCAGCAATAGTTGTCATGTCTTAAGCCACCAAGCGCTCATCAAACCAGTCTTTACCATGCCTTAAGTATACATCATTGACGTCCGTATTGTCTGGTAAGTGTATTATGTCCGCTTTTTCTAAATCTTCTTTGATACGTTTGGCAAGTTCTTGGCCAGGATTTCGTCCATCTTCCTTGACATCATTGTCTGCGAAAACGAGGATACGGCTGTAGGATTCAAAAAGTTGAGGGAACCAGGGCTTCCATTGAGAAACGCCAGCAACTCCCACCGCAGGTATGCCGACCATGCCCGAGAGAACAACGGTGTCAATCTCTCCTTCGCAAATGGCAATCGTGTCACTTGGCTTATGCAAATCAACCACATTAAATAAGCCAACCTTTTGGCCTGTAGGCCATAGAAATCTAGGCGTACCATCATCTAACCTCCTGAACTTAAGACCGACTACACCCGCTGGTGTGCGGTATGGAATGGATAACATGCCTGTTGCTAATTCGTGTCCCGCTGCGGGGTCAACCACGCTTCCAAGAAGGAACGTACTTGCGACTTCCTCCGTTACTCCTCGTCCCTGTAGGTAAGAGAGAGCCTGTGGTGTTAGATTTTTGGAGTATCTTTCGGCTGCGTCCGTTAGCAATTGTCTCTGCTTTTCGTTTAGCATGTTGAAAATCCAACCCTTCTTTTGCTGCTACTAGTGTGTACACATCGCCAAGTACTTGACATACTAAGCAATTGTATCCTTGTTCATCTAAATTGTATGCTGCACTACTGTGCGTGTCTTCGTGTATGACACACTTACACGCTACCCAACCATGCTTGTCAATTATGTTTAAGCCATAATGTTCTAGCACTACTGCAATGTCAGGTTTAGATATCACCCTGCACCCTTAGCCATTGTTCTAAATCTTGTATGACCCATGACTGTTCCAAGCCAGCCATACGCCTTTTGACAATGACGTAGGCTGGTGGAACCGCATCAAGATTTCTAGCCTTGGCATAGTTGGCTGCCTCTAAAGTAGCCTCACGCCAAAACTGTGGCAGGTCCATCTTGATTGTTGCTTTCAGTTCAAAAACATACGGTTGACCTGCGACAATAGCAACGATGTCACCCTCATCATCTTTGCCAGCCAACCGTAATCTCTCTGCGCTTACGCCTTTAGAGCGTAGCCATTTTAATATGCCCAACTCAAACCCTGCGCCTTTACGTTTATTCGCTGCGCTCACCGTAGTAACTCCTTACTTCTTCCGAGACTTTCATCTCTCTAAACTCCGAGTACATGGTCATTCTGCTGGCGTCAGCCCATAAAGTTACATAGTTATTACCACCTGCAGAGTGTTTAGCAAAGCGGTTCTTTACTGCAGCAACCCTGAACTCACCGTTGTATGGCACAAGGGCAACTGTTAAAATCATTTCAGGCAACTGTGCAATCTTGCCTTGGATAGCCTTACGGCTTGGTGGCAGGTCAGGCCTACCTTCGTTCTCTGATGTGTGGTGCAGTAGGAATACAGCAGCACCAGTCTCACGTGCTATGTGGTGCATAGCCTTAGCAATCTCTCTTAAGCCAGACCATTCATCATGGTGCATAGAGACTACGTTCATAGCGTTGTCAACAATAATCAAGTGTGGGTATTGCCCATAAGCCTCACCGTATGCACGGATAGACAAGTCAACCTCATCTAGTGTGGGGCTTGGTGTGAAATCAAACTGTAGGAAATCAATACTAGACAACTCGTTAGTATAAAAATCTTTACCGACACCAGTGATAAACGCTTCTTCAACTGTAGATGTTTGATGTCCAGTAATCATTGCAGCAGCACGGATAGATGTTGTGTATGCATCTGTATCTGCAGAGATGTAGAGGGTTGGTACCTTCATTTGCACAGCCATATAAAGAGCAATTAAAGATTTACCAGCGTTAGGTTGACCTGCAATCATGGTCAACTGTCCCCTACGAAACCTTATTCCCTCCTGCTGCAGAGGAGGGAAAAGGTCAGGTAGTAACTGAAAGTCGTTATTACTCTTTGCTGCTGCTTGGGTGAGCGACAGCACGTTCTACCTTAGCGGAGGAACTTAGGAGCGCATTGGTCAGCGGTGCCTTGTGGAGATGGGCAGAACCATCCCTTCCAAGACTTTGCTGCACCTGGCTTTGATTCACGGTAAACCAATTTGCCATGCTTACAATGTCCCTCTTCAATAACTGCAGAGGTTGGTGTTGGAGATGAAACAGTAGTTGCGTTAAATGCTTGACGCACTACGTTTGCTGCGCTTGATGCTCCAAGTGCAGATGATGTTGCGGAGATGAGTGTTGCAGCGTCTTGAAGAGTTGTTAATGAACTCTCCAATTCAGCCTGTGTAGTTGCATAGATGTTGAGCAAAGTTCCATCAGCCGTCTTGAAGTTGATTTGGAACTTGGTGCTTTCTGATGCTGCCATGTTATTTTCCTTCTTTCGTTATGTTTGCTATTGGGTCAAAGATAGGGGCTAACTGTCCACCGACAGCGTAGCAGTATTCCTTTACACCGCATGTACCACATGACATGCCAATGTTAGGTAAAAATATTTCTGCCTTAAGTCCTCTTTCAAACTGCGCAAAGAGTTCATTAAAAACAGGGATGGTCCAGCGGTCAAGGCCAGGGGCCTCAATGAACTGAGCGTTACGTGCATCGTAATAGTAACCCTTAGTTGGGCGTACACCAAACTGCATCTCCATAGCGCAGGCATACAAGCCCAACTGCATAGCAGACTCGGGCATGTAGGCACCTGTCTTAAAGTCAATGACTGCCAATTCATTACCACGTGTGGCAACAGCATCAGCAAATGCTTTAATAGGTACATCACCAAAACTATTATTAAATTCTATTTCAATTCCAGGTACACCTTGAGGTGATACCCAAATTTCAAAACCTGATTCACTCCATGCGCTGATGAAGTTAAAGAACATCTCCTTACCAGCGGTGTCCCACCAAGCCTTGTCTTCCTTGTTAGGCTTTAACTTGGAACTGCGTCCACCGATACGCCAGTCAACTGGATTAGACCCAGCCTTTTGTTCTGTCTCGGCTATCTGCTCTAAGAAAGACTCATCCCAAATTGTGTCCCATGTCATTTTTCTTCCAACTTCCCGTAAACAATTTCTTGTGCTTTCTTCAAGCCTACAATTGTAGCAGGGTTGGTTTCTTTCTTAATCTCTTCTTGAATAAGCAATGCTAAGTTACGGCGCATAATCATTTCGCCCTCAACAAATGCTTTTTCAAATGCAGTTTTGCTGATAATACGTGCGTGCTTCTTACCCATTAGTAGTCCCAATCTGGTACTGGTGCGACTGCAAGGCTACCACAGAGCGCACAACGCATGTCAAGGAAGTAAAGTCCGATTTCTCCGTCATCGTCAAACTTACACTTGACGTCCCAGATATCACTGTCACAGGGACAGATTCTAATTGGGCCAAGAGAGCGATAGTCTCCCTCAGTTCCTGACGTTGGGCGTAGGTTGGCAATGTCTTCAGCCATATCAAAATGGTGGCTTATCTAGTGGGATGCGTGCGTTTTCAAATTGTTGTAGAAGATACTTCTCTGCAGCGCGGTGAAACGCTGAACCTCCAACGAACCACCATGCAGGTTCGGTAGGTGCTTGAAGTTGACGTTCCAATTGCCATGCTTTACCGCAGCGAAGCCACGATGTGAATGATGAAAAACTTCTGTGTGCTATTTGCGTTTCTTTTTTCATGTGATAACTGTAGCACCAATTGCAAGGGCGTGAACATAGCGCGACACGCCAAGGGCATTGCAATTGTGTAAAAAATTTCTAGTGTGGTTATACTACGAGCGTAAGCACGGGAGCGAGTAGTACGGGACAAGAGCGCCTGAAGGGCGCTCGCCAACGGTAGGCGCGGCAGCGCGGATAGCGCCTATAAGAAAAACGCTTTTATGGTACAATTCGGACATGGATAAACCTCACCATAGGTTACTTCTTAAACACTCTGCCACACGCACAGGCATCTGTTCGGTGTGTGGACCGACTCGCCTTAAAAAGAAACAAAGTGGTTGGGCTTGTCGCACTAGATACAACGAGTATCGCTCACGTCATTCTAAAATTAAAAAACCTCATTGTGAAATTTGTGGGTTTGTTGCTGAACATAGAAGTCAATTGGATGTTGACCATGTGGACGGTAACCATGACAACAATGACCCGTCTAACTTGCAGACTTTGTGTGCCAATTGTCATCGTCTTAAGACACAAAAAAATAAAGATTGGGAAAACAAAAAAAACCCCCCACCGAATTAACGGTGAGGGGTTTTACTTTATTAAGTTTTACTTAGTTGATGCGGGTACAATCTTATGGTCTACTGGCGGTAGTGTTTTATTAAATAGTGAGTATGGGTTGATGCGAGCCACGATTGGACCAAGCACACCAACAAGAGCAGCCCAAGCAACATGCTTGAGATTATGGTTGCCAGTTTGATAAATAGCAACGCCAGCAGCGATAGTC